CAGATTCATACACATGGTTAAATGGATAGTCGGCATTAAACGGATTATCTGATTGAGTCCATGCTTTACCACCTGCAACTGGCACACCTTTAATTAAGGCTGCTTCTTTCTTTATAACGATAGTCTTGTCTATCTGTTCATGTCGAGCCAATCTATTTGTATCTGGCTCGGCAACATATTTTGGATACTTCTTGTTTGGATCTTTAAATCCAACTTGGTCGTCTCCACCTTTACCATCTGATGTAGACCCGTCTGAGTTAGGCGATCCAACAGGTGCTGCTTGTGCAGGATCTTCTTCTGCTGGTGGTGTAACACTTTTACCTTCTCCTGGGATTCCGTCTTTAAGAAATAATTCTGATTCTGCTTTTCTACGTTTAACAAGACCAGCAAGAACTTTACCGCCAGCAGTAACTCTACTATCAAGAAATGCTGTTGCTGCTTCTTTATACTTACCTTGATTGATAAATGCCAACATTGGAGACGAACCAAAACCACCGCCACCTGCGTTGTAAGTATAAGATACGCATGCATCAATCATTGATTGTGTAACCACAGAACGAATACGTTTAGTTACTTGTGGTAGATATGTTTTCTTTAACTGAATAGAAAACAGTTCTTCAGCTTTAGCAATAGAGATAATGTCTCCTTGCTTGACTCTAATGCCTTTGTCAATGTCCAAGAACGTAGTACCATATCCGATAGTAAATGGTTCAGCGCCAGTACCTGGATCTGGATATGCTTGAACTTGGTTGTTACCAATCTTTTTAGCAAGACCTTCATACTGATGTAGTAAATCAATACAGCGTTGAGAAACAGTAGTGTACTGATTAGCTGGCTTACCTAAGCCACTTGTGTCACCGCTAACAACTTGGTCTTTTGCAGTTGGTTCGACTTTCTTAGGAGGTGGTGTAGTATCACCGTCTCTGACGATGTCACCATTAGAATCAACTTTAGCTGAACTATCTGATGGACCATCATCACCATCACGTGTTAGTTTTAATGTACCATCATCTTCTTCGACAGTACCATCTTTCTGAGGAATACCGCCCAGCGAACCCATCATAATTGGGAACTGCATATCTATATCATTAAAAAATACAATAACCCAAGTACCTTCGACTGGACCCATTGGTGTATGACCAACACCGCTGACACCAGCAGATGTTAATGGTTGCATAGGCATTGCCCATGGTAAATCAGTAGTTGGAAGAACTGACTTCACATGCGTATGTACACCAACGACTCGAACTTTACAGCGTCCGAGCTTCAGCGGATCCATTCGATCCTCAACCACCCCAGTAAAAAATTTAGACATTATTATGCGCCTTTGTTCAAATCAAAAATAAGAGAGTCTTTCACAAGCTCCATATAACATTCATGCTTATCTGGTCTAATGTTATGGTTGATTGCAGCAACAATGTAATTACCAGAGAACATCTTATCTTCAATAGTTTGAGAACTATCTTTCTCACCTGCTGGCTCAAGAGAAGGTAACTTAACTGTAACTTTCATACCAACCGTGTAATCAGTTCTACCACTAACTTTAATCTGCAATTTAAATCCCTCGAACTGCTGCATCATCGATATACGAGAAAGATTGTTCTTAGTGTTTGTGATATCTCCATATCCATTATAGATACCATAATGTTTTTGCTCTACAACCTGAACAGCAGAAGTTGATGTTGCTAGATTTTTACTCCATATAGGATAATCATTCAAGTGTGGATGTTTTTCCCATTCGTTTGGAGCATAGTAAACTGTACTTGAGTATTTCTTGGTGACCAGATCATGAGTAGTCATTCTTGAGCCATACATGCCGCTGGCAACTCTATCGATAAAGTTAAATCCAACTGGCAATTTGTAATCATGAATGCGAGTAAAGTCGTAGTTCAAATCTTTAGTCGAAGAACCGCTTGTTGCTATATCACGGTCTCTTGCTGTGTATGTAAAATTTTGAGCAACAGGTTGTGTCCCATACAAATAGTTGGGAGTGGCAAACACGAAACCATCTCTGTTCTCAAAAAATAAATAATTGGAACGCAAATCATTTTGTGCTGCTTTAGTGACAAACAGTAGACAACGAGATGGGTTCCAATTAGATGCAATAAATTTAATCTTGTTGGTGGTCGGCTCTTTAATCACGATCTTCTTAGTTGACCTCATACCATCAGTACTAGATACAAGTTGTTCTACCAGTTCTGATGGCGATCCCTCAAATGCTTTTGAGAATCTTATGTTCATATCCACCAATGCCTCGATGCTAATAAAGTGCAGAGTATAGTATACTGCCTTTTCTTTATGCTTATATCGGTCAGTCATTTTATAGATGTAAAACCTACCAGTAATTTTCTTTCCGTCTTCATCAAAGGTTGGTGTTCTTAAGTCCAACTCAAGATATTCTTCACCAATAAATGGAAAGAAATTGATTAGGTCAAGCGAATCATCAAGAACGATGTTACCAGAAGTAAATGTTTGAAACATATCCTCAAAAATTTGAATCTGCATCATTTGATTAACTACGTCAAGTTGCACACCTTTACTTGACGTGATTACAATTTTCTCAACAGTAATATCCCCAGCACTTCTAAGAATGTTGGGGTTACGGAGATTTTCGTTGTTTGAGTTTTCAGATTCTGCCATAGTTATGCAACCGTAGGTACTAGTCCCTTGGTAAATGCTCCATCATATTCTCTTAAAATTTGTTGTAGTAAAGAAGGTTTAATAAGTTTAATTCTAGCTTTGCGCTCATTAAGTGCGTACTCATGATCAGCATTACTTACAGAGTTTGCTCCTGGATAATCAGAGTTAACTACTAAACCATCATACATGTAATAGCGCACAGCATTTCTGTTAGCGCCATATAACTTATCGATGTTCACTTCCAATGCTGCTGCAGATAAAGGAAAGTCATCAATATAATCAAACCTTTCATTGGACATCATAATGACCCAATGATAAAAAGGGCTACCATAAACTTTCTCAGAAATAATTTCTGGAGTCTCACCGTCTTGAATATGGTAATAGTCATACAGAACTACGTTGGATAGAACTTCTTTTCTGATACGAACATTGTGCGTAATATCTCTAATAACCATCAAAGTAGTTGGGTCATTTTGCCCACCAACTTTAAAGTCATAATAGATCTGAGGAAATTTTGTAAAGTATGTCATTACATGCCCTTGTCGATAGAATCTTTTGTCAATAGAGCCAACTCTAAGAACGTCATGTCTACGTTAATCTGCATTGGAGTACCGTCCGCAAAAGCATTAAATTGCCCTTGTGGTGTGTAGTTTACGTTCATCTCTTTTAAAACGCAAGAAGTGTGTTTATGTAAATTGCTGTTCTCGCTACCACCGTTGTAGTAGATAATATCAAATTCCGAAGGATAAGTGTATAAGAAACCTTTATCGTCTTTAAACTCTGGATGCATGTGATACTTAAACGCATGAATAATTTCCATAACCTGATTGGCTTCAGTGCTACTCTTGGGAAAGAACTGATAGTTAAATTGAAAGGAACGATAGTCAACACCTTTGAACACTTGTTCTTTTCTTGGGTTGGCAGCAACACCACCTCCACGAGCAATGGCACCAGCACCTGGCGTGCCAGCACTGATAGCTAAGTTAGCAGCAATACTTCTAACTGTATTTGATGCTTTAGATAGATCTCCTGTGACAGCATTCTTTAATGCCTCACCACCTTCCATCATTGCAATTAGGTTACCCATACTTTCTTCTTCCCACTGCATACCGTAACGAATACCAACTTGGTTCGGCATGTAAAGAGCAATGGCTGTCTCAAGTCTTTTAGTTGCACGGGTCAATGTTCCATTTGTTGGAATGGCTGCTGCACCAGCTGCAGAAATACCACCAGCGGCAACACCGCTTGTTCCTGCTACGTTGCCAAACACAAAGCCCAAAGCTGCAGCGCCACCAACAGCACCTTCCTTACTATAATCTTTTCCGTGTAACTCACCAGCTTCTCTTGGAGGGACGTCTGCTGCTGAAATAGTTTTGGCACCAGATTGATCCAGCTTACCACCTTCGGCAACGTTGATGAAGAAAATAACATAGTTCCCACCATACGCAGTTCGGTTAGACAACAAATCCGAAGGATAGGTGTGTTGATCCATACTGTATTTGTCATTACTACGGCTCTCTTGCTTGCGAACTGCTGCTCTAGTGCCTGTAGCTGGATCTTTTGGAGTTGTCTGTTCTGCCATGTTTCTGGATCTCTAAATAGAAAAAGTTGTTATTTATTCGATAGAGTTATTTATGTATCATAAAAGAAGATATGTTCCAATACACCCTGAAAAGTATAAAGGTGACCCAACAAATATAGTTATGAGGTCGAGTTGGGAGACTAAATTCGCAATTTGGTGCGACCACAATCCAAACATTCTCTCTTGGTCTTCTGAGGAAACTATCGTTCCGTACCGATGCCCAATGAGAAAGACTATCCATCGTTATTTTATAGATTTCAGAATCCAAGTGAAAAACCGTCAGGGATTGTTGGCTACCTATCTTGTGGAGATAAAACCACTGAAGCAAACCCAACCACCACCGTTCCCTGGACGTCAAACTCAAAGGTATCTGAAAGAGTCTGCTACGTTTATGCTGAATCAGGCTAAATGGGCTGCAGCAAAGACATGGGCAACCGACAGAGGTTGGAAGTTTATCATCATTACTGAAAAAGAACTCGGATTGAAGTAATAAATATATTTATGGC